GATCATTACCTTTTCCAGTTGATCCATGTGATACGGCATCTGCTTTAAATTTTTTAGCAATTTGAATTTGACGTTTTGCAATTAGAGGTCGGGCAATAGAAGTACCAAGCAAATATAATGGAAAACATACAATAACTTCTATTTCATCGACCACATTTACATATACTTTACCCCAAACACCAGAAAATAATTCTTATGTTGGATCATCTTCAAGTATTAAATATAATACAAATTCTATATACACTTTTGGTCCAATATCTGAAGTAGAGATAACAAATAAAGGTGGAAATTATTATGTTTTACCTGGTATTTCTACTATCATTTCCCACTTTGGAAATAATGCTTTATTAGAAGCACAAAGTTTATCGATTGGAAAAATTCAAAAGACAAAAATTAATGATATTGGATTTGACTTTCCAAGTGATTTTACTTTAAGACCAAGTGCTTCATTAAATCAGATTATTAAAATAGAACCATTATCTTCCCTCAAGTCTGTAGGTATTGCCTCTGCTGGTAGAGGATATGCTGCAGCACCAAAATTATTAGTATTTGATGGAAAAACTAATAAACTTGCCACAGAGGTTGATTTAAAGTATACTCTTGGAAATAATAAAGTAGAGATACTTAAGAATGCTTATAGTTTAAGCAATGTAACTCCAACTATTTTACCAATAGAAAATTCAAATGGTGTTGGTATTGCATCTATCGGATACAATACAATTTCAAAAGAAGTTATAGTTACTCTATCCGTTGGATTTAGCACAGCAGATTCATTCCCATTTATGGTGAATGATAAAGTTATGGTTGAAAATGTAAGTATTGGTATTGGATCAACGGGAATTGGATATAATTCGGAAAATTATAATTATAATTTATTCACTCTCACCTCGGTAACAGAAAATAGGGGTGGAATTGGATCTGTAACTTATAGTTTAGATGGGTTTTTAACTAATTCTCAAGTTCCAGGCAACTATGATCCTATTAATTCTTCGGGAAGAATAATTCCACAAAAATATTTTCCAACTTTTAACATTGAATTGCAAAAAAATAATTACTTGGTTGGAGAAGATATAAAATCTACATTCACATCAGGTTACGTTGATGGATGGAATCCTATAACAAATCAACTCAGAGCAGTATCTAAAGAAAATTTTGTTATAGGGGAAATAATAGAAGGATTGACTTCCAAATCTAAAGGAATTGCGAGTCTTGTAGATGTTTCGGATTCTTTCTTCAATTTGGATTCTTCATCTATTGAAGATAATGGGTGGCAAACTTCTGCAGGATTTTTAAATACAAATTCTGAGAGAATTCAAGACAGTGATTTTTATCAAAATTTTTCATATTCAATTAAATCTGAAGTTAGTTATGATTCTTGGAAAGATCCCGTTAGTACTTTAAATCATACTACAGGATTTAAGAAGTTTTCTGAGTATCAATTAGAAACAACAAATTCTAATTCAATGTCTGTTGGATTATCAACAGAAAAAACTTATGTTGATATTGTTTCGGATATTGTTGGATTTGCAGATTTAAACTGTGTAACTGACTTTGATTTGGTAAAAGAGAATTCTTTACTGTCTTCTGGAAAATATTTTTCAGATGAAATTACATTTTCAAGTAGAATTCTTACTGACTATTTTGAATCAGTAGGAAATAGAGTTCTTTCTATCGATGACATAAGTTCACAATTTAATAGTAATCCAAGATCAGCAAGATTTTCTGAAGTACATAGATTCTTACTTACTGATGCCAGGGCACAAAAATATATTACTTGTGTTTCTGATAGAAGATATACAAGTCAAAGACAATTAATGCTAGTATCTTTGATTCATGATGGTGGAATTGGATATCTTAATCAGTATTCAAGATTGGAATCTACTTATGATTTGGGATCTTTTGATTTTGTTATTGAGGGATCTGAAGGTGTTCTAACTTTCAATCCAACAAGTTATTCAGTTAATGATTACAATATCACCACATTATCATATAATTTGAAAGATTCTATGCTCGGGATTGGTACATCCAATTTTGGAAATTTAGTTACATTAAAAACTAGTAGTCAATTTGTCTCTTCCGGATCTACAACTATTGTTGGAGTCGGAACAACATACAACTCAGCAAAAATTTTAGTTGAGATTACAGGACCCAATAACCAATATGAATTTGATGAACTCAATATTGTTCATGACGGAACTAATGTTGAATTATTGGAATATGGTCAAGTTACAGATCATTCTTTAGATTCATACTCTAGTTCTGGATTAGGAACTTATCATCCATATATTTCTGGTTCTGAATTGAAGATTGATTTTTATCCAAATGCAGGAATAGCAGTCACTGTTAATGCTTTCCAAACATTATTAGGAGGAACTTCCTCAGGAATTGGAACTTATGATATGCAACACGCTAGACTTCAGGGAATTTCGACATCAATAGCATCGTCGGGATCTCCAGTGGCAACTCCTGTTATAGAATATCCAGGAGATTATGATTGTTCTTATTGCCTAATTCAAGTTTCTGACACTACAAATAATAGATATCAATTATCTGAGATTGTTCTTTTAGATGATCAAACTGATGAAAGCACTGGAGAAACATATATTGTTGAATTTGGAAATGTTGAAACTTCTTCAGGATTAGGAACTTTTGGAGTTCAAAAAAATGGATCAATAACACAACTTACGTTTACTCCACTGCCAAGCATTAACACTAGAATAGTTGGATTTTTTAACGCATTAAGGCATCAAGATGATGAAAAAGATATAGTATCATTTAATAATGGTAGTATAGAAACAAACTATGGAACTTACTTTGGAACGGAACGAGACATTAATCGTGCATTTAATTTGAAACATAACGGAGTTCAAATTTTTAGGAGAGATTTTGATGGCAGCAGTGATTCTACAGTAAACACATCTTTAGATACTATTACTATCTCAAATCACTTTTTTGTTACTGGAGAAAAAGTTGTTTATTCAAATCCAGGAACTGGAAGCACACAGGCAATTGGTATTGCTTCTACATATTTTGGCGTTGGTATTGGAACAACAGATAAACTACCTTCAAGTGTTTATATTGTAAAGGTAAATGAAAATGCTATTAGATTGGCAAGAAGTGCGGAAGATGCTTTAAGTTTAACTCCAAAAATTTTAGATATAACTTCTGTCGGAATAGGAACATCTCACGCACTCACTGCAACCAATCAAAATGCAAAAGTGATTGTTGCAATAGATAATCTTATTCAATCTCCTATTATTTCGACTGCACAAACAACAACTTTAGCAGTTAATGCTTTTAGTACCGATGACTTGATTTATGTGAGTGGAATAACATCATTTTTTGGTGGGGATTTAATTAAGATTGGTGGAGAAATTATGAGAATTGATTCTGTTGGTGTTGGAAGTACTAATTCTTTTAGAGTTCGTAGACCTTGGTTGGGTACTTCAGTTGCTGGTTATTCCACAGGTGCATTGGTAACAAAAGTTGTTGGAAATTATAATATTGTAGGTAATACATTAAATTTTGCTGCAGCACCTTATGGAAACGTTCCCCTATCAACTTCAACAAATCCACCAGATGAAAGGGATTGGTTAGGAATATCTACAAGTTCCAAATTCCAAGGAAGAACGTTCTTAAGATCGGGAACTCCTACAAGTACAAATGAAACTTATTATAGAAATTATATCTTTGATGATCTTTCTGAGCAATTTAATGGCAAAACTAAGAATTTCAATCTTAAATCTAATAACACTAATGTAACTGGAATTTCTACTGAAAATGCAATCATTTTAATAAATGATATTTTCCAAGGTCCAGGATTATCTTATGATTACTACCTATCTGAATCTATTGGTATAACGTCAATTACATTTACAGGAACTGCAACATCAACAGCTTATGACGTTAATACTTCATCAATACCATCGGGTGGTGTTATAGTGTCCGTTGGATCAACAGAAGGATTTGGTTATCAACCTTTAGTATCTGCTGGCGGAACTGCTATTGTTTCTGGGTTAGGAACAATTTCTTCAATTAGTATTGGTAATAGTGGATCTGGTTATAGATCTGGATTGCAGACGGTGAGAGTTGGGGTAGCAACGTCTAACACAGGAACACCAGTAATTCATTTTATTGGAAATGCAATTGTAAGTAACGGAAATATAGTAAGTGTTGCAATTACAAATCCAGGAATAGGATATACATCTTCAAATCCCCCATATGTAATAATTGACGATCCACTTTCTTACTCAAATCTTCCATTAATTTATAGTTCATCATCTGTATCTGGATTGGGAAGTCAAGCAACTATTGATATAGTAGTGGGACAAGGATCAAGTGTGATTGATTTTGAAATTAAAAATCTTGGATACGGATATGGACAAAATGAAATACTTACAGTTTCTATTGGTGGGACTGTTGGTATTCCTACAAATCCATCAAAACCATTTAAAGAATTCCAAATTTCTATACAAAATACAATTAGTAATAAGTTTGCTGGATGGTCAATTGGAGAACTTCAAGTTTTAGATAATATTGAAAACCTTTTTGATGGTTATAGGGTTACTTTCCCACTAAGAGTTTCTGGCACACTTGTTTCTATAAGATCAGCAAAAGGATCAAATATCAATATTCAAGATAATCTTTTAATATTCTTAAATGATGTTCTCCAAGTTCCTGGTTCTGGATACCAATTTGCTGGTGGAAGTGTGCTCACATTTACAGAACCACCTAAAGTTGGAGACACCTGCAAACTTATATTCTATAGAGGAAGTGGATCACTTGATGTTATTGAAAGAAATATTTTAGAAACTGTCAAAGTTGGTGACGATTTAACTATTGGTTATGATTCGACTATTGGGCAATCCTCAACACTACAAGAAAGTGAAAGATCTGTAAGTTCTATAGATTCAACCGATTTAATAAAAACTTTACCATATTATGGACCAGGATTGGCAAATAATCCAATTCTAGTCAGACCAGTTACTTGGTGTAGACAAACAGAGGATAAAATCATTAATGAAAAGGAAATTGGAAAAGATAGGATATTATATGAAGCTTCAATTTATCCTTCATCATATCTAATTCAATCTGTTGGAGTTGGAAGCACCATTCTTCGTGTTGATAATGTAAGACCATTTTTTAGCCCAACAAATGAAAACGATATTTCAGTAGCATTCCAAAATTCAATAACTATTATTTCTCAAGATAACAAAGTTGGAGCATCAGCAACTGCAGTGGTATCTATTGCAGGAACAGTTACTTCAATCGTAATTAGTGATGGTGGAGTTGGATATACAACCACTCCAACAGTATCAATTTCTCCACCAATTGGATTTGGAACCACAGCAGTACAAAATACTGCTCTTGCATCTGTTACTGTATCTGGAGGAGTTGTAACAGGAATCGCAGTTACATTTGGAGGAGGTGGTTACATATCTACCATTCCTCCTCAGGTGTTAATTGAATCACCAGGTATAATTAAAGAAACTGGTGGTGTTGCATCATATGCAGGTGATTCTGGCGTAATCGTCGGATTTGGAACCACAACAGTTTCTTCTGTTGATAAAATTATATTTGATCTTCACATTCCAACTAATTCATATTTAAGAGATACATCTGTTGTTGGGACTGCACTTACTCTTAGTGGTATTGGAACTGGTGACTACTTCTTAGTTTATGATTCAAATGTTGGTTTTGCAACAACATCAATAACATCAAGAGATACTATTAATAATATCATAGGAATTGGAACCAATTTTGTGGATAATGTTTATCAAGTAGAAAGTGTAAGTAATGTAAGTGTTGCAAACACTGCAATTGGAATCACAACAGTTGGTGCTGGAACAACTATAGTAAGAAGAATATTTGCAAGAATTAGTGGAATTTCTACTATTAATTTTTCATCAACAAATATTACTTTTGATTCAACGGTATTTACTTTTGACTCTACTGGAATTGGTTCTGGTAGTAGTTACTCTGGAGGTATCACAACATCAAATTACTTTGGAAACTTTAGTTGGGGAAGAATTCAACTTACAGAAAGAACCAAAGAGAATGCATATAACTTCTATGGAAACAATGGAGTTGGTGGAATTTCAACTTCTGGTGCTGTTACGAGAACTCTTCCACTTAAATTTCAAAACTACATTACTACTTAAACTAAATACTTAAAAACTTTCTAAAATGGCAAGAATCGGAATAAACACGGGAAGTGCAGCAAATGATAATACAGGTAGTACTCTTCGTGCCGCTGGTGGTATTATTAATGACAATTTTAGTGAGATTTATACTCGTTTTGGTGATGGAACAAACTTAACTTCAATTGGTGGAACCTGGACATCAACATCTGTAGGAATTCATACTCTTAAGAACGTTGGTATAGGAACCACAAATCCAAGATTCCTATTGGAGGTTGGTGCAGTAGGAGCATCAGGAACAACATTATTCGTAAATGGTGATGCACGAGTCACTGGAATTCTCACGATTGGTACTGCATCTATTACTCTTAACGGTGCTACTAATATTATCAATGTTGGTACTGGTATTACGATTAATGGTTCTAC